CTGCGCTAACCAGGAACCCTGGAAGTCGTGATGAGATCTCTGGCATAACGGACGTTTCCGTTCCGCCCCCAGATCTTATTGCAGGCGACCGGCCGATCCACGATCAAGCGCCAACCGCTGTCACCCAACTCACCCATCAGGCTAGGCCTGTCGTAGAACGAATCTACCGACACAGGTCCGTACGCCTTTATCCGAGACTTACGTCGATCGGAAATGTCAGTGAGCGGGGCCGCTAAGGACGCGATCGGAATGACGGCGTTAGGCCCTCACCCTTTCTTCCCCCACCGTATAGTGTAGTTGCTTAACTATACATCCTGGCCTAGGGACCACTTCCCTAGAGATCCTTGAATACTACTGAGTTATATCGTTTCAACTCAGCAAGGATCTCGTCCTCTCTCTTACTGACGTAATCTGCAGGCAGATAACGCAGTTCTTCCTCCTCTCTACGCGCGGTCAACTTCAAAGACCTCAGCTTCCCAAGATAGGAAAGCCGACTCCAGACCTTCACAGATCTGTACGCGTAGGTCCGACGGACGCAACCCACAGTGGGGTTGAATACGTCTCTCTTCCTACCTCCCTCCCGACCATGATCCCACAAGTGAAGGAACATGGCGATTTTCTCGTCGGGATCTAGCTCTCTACGGACAGCTAGAAGCGATGTCGAAGCCTCAGTTGGGGGCCCCGGTAGACAGGTGAAGATCCTGTTCGACATCGATCGTTCTCGCTCATGAGCGGGATACGATCTAGGATTTAATCCTAGCTGGGAGGGTAAGAACCCCCACTTCTTTCCGATTCGTGAGCGAACAAATGCGTTCGTCCACTCAACCGAGCCACGGACGGCAGCTGCACCGTGTAGCATCCCGTGGTAATCAGAAAGAAATCCACCTCTCCGCAAGTGTCGAATCTCACGCCACTTGCCCTTTGAATTCCTCAGAAATGCCGTCGAATTGATTTCGGCTACTGTTTCTGAACGAATCGTCTTCAGATCGTTAAGCTTGTACCCGCTAGGGTATGAAGACGCTTCGAGGTAAACGTTACTCGAGACGAGTGTGTCGTCTCCGTTCACCAGAATTGTGCCATCTCTCCCTGCCAGCGCCCAACGCGCCGCGAGATACGAATGAAGACACAACAAAGGAAAGGAGAGGTAGCTCCCCATCATCTGCCCATGCGATACTTCCCGCTCCTCTCCGTCGCAATCAATAAGCGGACGGAGTGATTGGTGTGCCCGTAGACGCACCGCACCCGGAATATTACGGGACTTTCTGAGCAAAGTCCCCAGTATCGCCTCTGTCACTTCCAGTGACAGGTTGTCTGTGGCGCTCACCAGATCTACTGAGGTCTGGCAAGGGTAAACACAGGCAGATGAAATTACCTTCTCCGTCGGAGGTCCGACAAGTCTCCATGATTGCTTCATCAAGACAGATTCAATCGTCTTGTGAAGAGGCGCTAGTATTTCGACACTTTCATCATAGATTACTAGTGGTCTACTCTTCCCGGCGCTCATGACAGCCTTGTACCGGGCACGAACTGGCTCATCCACAAGAATGGACTTACCAGTTAGGCACTGCCGACGGAAAGATCTCCCCTTCCCCGCAAAGTAGTGATCAGCTCTCTTGCTGTTCATACGAGCGGATGCATTTGGACAATGACGCCAGACAAAATCGGCATAGTTCTTGTCCCAATTGTAAGGGAAGATCTTCGAGACTTCCTTCCTAACAAAGCGAAGGTAGTCAGAAGGTGAGGAGGGGGGTAAGGAGAAAGCGTTCGCCTCCCAAGACGAACGCTCGGAATTTGCGCAAGAAAGGCAGCCTGCGGGCAGGCTACGCTTCAAGGACGAGACGGAATGGGCTAATTCCCATCTCTCATGCTTGCGCAAACGTTGCAAGGTCGAAAGCCCGTCCGAAGACGGCCTTTGGCGTCGGGGAAACTTGACGCTAGGCCTCTGAC